AAAAACAAGCCCGGCGCTGTACCGGACGCGCAGCAAAGCGGGAACAGCGTTCCGCGCCTGTTTACGCGGGACGAAGTGCAGGGGATGAGCGCGCGGGAGGTGAGCGAGAATTACGATGCGATACGGGAATCCATGGAAATGTGGGATGAAAACGGGGAGCTGCAAGGCGGCACACAAAGCCGTATGGTTGACAGGCAAGCGCCCGGGGAGGATAATGAAACCACCAGCGGGAATGAGCGGCTTTACACCCGGGCTGAAGTGCAGGGGATGAGCGAAGAGGAACAACTGGCAAATGTGGATGCGATCCGGGAGTCCATGGGCCTGTGGGACGCGGAGGGAAAGTTATCCAAAGAAAGTGAAATTACAATTGAAGAAGTGCGTGATGATTTTGAACAGATAAAGCATATTAAAAATTTGGAAAATTTTGTTGAAGATCCATTGCTTTTAAAAGATGTTTCTCCTGAAACGCTTTATTGTTTTCTTGAAAAACAGGGGTATACAATTTTACCGCTTGCACAAAGTAAAACCTTAACAGGTATCCATTATAAAGATGGTGGAGGATTTAAAGTGAATTGGGGAGGAGATAGAATATTGCAGTATCATCCAGCGACAGGTAGTCATCACAACGGCGCATATTATAAAATATCTTCGGGGAAAACAGGTAAAGTACGAATTGACTTGCATGGAAACAAAATTTAATAAATGAGGTGAATGTAAAAATGGAGACAGATAAAATTAAGAGCACAATTAAAAAAATGGAAAATGTTTTTTTGAAGGCAGGGTTTGAATGGCAAATAATAAATGACGAAAGGTATCTTGTGTATCGTGAAAACTTTTGTCAGATTACATATGTGCATGGCCTTTCGGCCTATGTGATAGAAGCAACGAATAATCGGCGGGAGGCAGAAAACGGTGTGTTGGAAGATGGAGAGTTGTACCCGGACGACATGCCTGAACAGGAACTTTTAAGAATACTGGCGGAAGATATCCGGGAACTTTACCACACGCCGTTTTGAGTAAGCAAATAGTTTTTAATAAGAATAGAGGTATTAGTAAATGAACAGTCCGCAGCGGAAAACCGCTGCGGTTTTTTTGGACCCTTTTATCACCCGCGCCTGCGGCCGCCCAGCGACGGGGCGCATGGCAGACCTTTGTGGAAACGCAGCCGGACGCGCTGTACGCGGGGCTTGTGGGGACGCTGACAAGCGCGGTGATGAATTTGCCGGGGGAAGCGTATACGCTGGCAAGGAAAAACAAGACTGGCGCTGTACCGGGCGCGCAGCAAAGCGGGAACAGCGCCCCGCGCCTGTTTACGCGGGACGAAGTGCAGGGAATGAGCGCGGGGGAGGTGAGCGAGAATTACGATGCGATACGGGAATCCATGGGACTGTGGGACAAGGACGGGGAACTTCCGGAGAATATGCCCGAAAGCGGCACGGTTGATGTGCCGGCGGTTGACAGCGAAAGCCCAGCGGGTGATAATGGAGAAAACATTGATTTTTATGTAGCTCCGAATGGAAAAGTTTTGCCGGCAGAGTATAAAGGCTGGATTGGCACCAACAGAAGAGAATCTCTGATAAATTCTGTTGATGACGCAAGACTGAGAAAAATGATTGGTGAAGTGTACAGACCAAGCTCGGTGATTGGTGACGGAGGAACGGCGGACAGCATACGTTTTGAGCGGGAAACAGGGCGACTGTTGAGCAAATCGGGACATTCGCAGAAAGCTCAAAATATGCTGGTGTATTTTCAAAAATTAAAGGATTCTGGAAATTTGTCTGACAAAGATTTAAAAGTAGTAACCGAACTTTTGAATGATCTGCGAAAAGCATTGGAGGAAAAGGGATGAACCAAAATAATGTATGGCAGGAATATTTAAAGGCCGTGCCCGAGCTGCAAGCACCTTTCGAGGCACAATGCCGGGAAAACTGGGTGGATGGAACGGATGGTCCGTATGTCATTTGGGGGATGGGGCTTATGCCCTGCATTCTGGAACGGCTGGCTTATGAAGAACAGAACAAAGATTTACTGGATCGAACTTTTGCTTTTTTTGAAAAAATGGCCTGTGCCAGCGAAGAAGTACGGGAGCTGCTGTTGTATGCGGTACTGGAAAAACTTGGGGACGATAAAGCGGTTTTGGCCAAAGCAAGGCTGTTGATGGGCGCAAAAACGTTGGAATATTCCCGGCAGGTAGAGGCCTTTTTGGGGCGGGAATAAAGCTGTGAGAATGGGATAACGCCCTGAAGCAACCGTGAGCGGCAGGCAGCTTTACACCCGCGCCGAGGTGCAGGGAATGAGCGCGGGGGAGGTGCGCGAAAACTACGATGCGATACAGGAATCCATG